GGTCAAGGCATTAGACAAGTTGATGCTTGGAGATTACCGATAGAATCTTATATCGGTACACAACTTAATTATATTATTTTAGATTTGAATGAAACTTTTAACTACAGATTGTCCTGCATACAAGACATTCAATATTTGGAATACAAAGAAGGTGATTACTATGATTGGCATTCTGATGTCTCAGATGGTCTGAGTTCATTAAGAAAGATAAGTATATCTTATGTTTTGAATGATGACTTTCAAGGTGGTGACTTAGAATTTTTTCATGGTGGTGAAACATATGTAATAAATGCAAAAGAAGAATCATTGATTGCATTCACAAGCTTTATTAATCATCGAGTTAAAAAAGTAACACAAGGTGTTCGTAAAGCATTAGTGGTTTGGGTCAATGGAGAATCGTGGAGATGAAAATTATGAATGATGAAATAAAGAAATGGACAATAACAGCAGAAGAAGTTTTGGAAAGAATGACTGCAACAAAAGATAGGTTGGTCAAAGACCTAAACCATAATCAAAAATTATGGAATGATTTGCTCCATGACAAAGAATGGAATCAGGAGAAACTAGAACTCAGTTGTCAGTATATCAAGGCAATAAATAGCTTGATTGACACAATAAATAAGATAAATGGCATAAAAATAGCTCCTGATGAGAAAAAAAAGTAAAAAAAACTAAAAAAAGTGCTTTGTGGGTATTGTATTATACTTTCAGTACTATATACTATAGGTATAAGTTAATTAAGACTTATATAAAAAAGGAGATAAATTATGACAAACGTAATAAACATTAAAACAAGATATACAGATTGGTATATCAAACAAGATAAATCAGGTATGAAAGTTATTGAGAAATCTAGTTTTCATTTTGATGATGTGAAATCAGGTGAAGAAATAATTTGGAAACCCAACAATAGAGATTCATATAGATGTGTTGTAACAGACAAAGTAATCTGTCGTGATGATGAAACTAATGAAATTACTGCTGTTTGGGTAGACTTACTTTATGTTAAAAAAGATGGCAGTTTTGGTAAAAAGCAATGTCATTTACAAAACGAATATAAAGGTAGTTTAGAGGTTGGTAATTGGAACAGAGATAGTAGAAGTTTCAATGTACTTCCTAAATGGAGATAAGCTAAAACGAATGGTGTGGGTATCACCTAAACTACCCAAAACTAAATAGGAGAAAATTATGAAAGAAAAAAATGAAATACAGTATGTACCATTCGGATACGATACTAAATTTTTAGTAAGACAAAGTAAAAGCAGATTAATTAATTTGCTAACCAGCCAAAAAAAGGTTAAGCATGATGAAGCTGAAACTTTATTAGATGATTATGTTACCTTTAGAGTAGCTGAACAATCGGGACTTGATACGATTCGAGGTGGTGAATCTTTTATAGTAAAACAAACAACAGGAGATAAATAAAAAACGAATGGTGTGGGAATTGATTTGTGATAGAATTGATTCCCACACAAAATCAAATAAGGAGAAATAACATGATAGACAATGTGAAGATAATTAATTACCTAGAGGATAGAATCAACCAATACAAATCAGGTGATTCTAAAATTACAGCTAAAGACCATGAAGCAGATATCAAGACTTTGGATTGGTACAAGCAACACTTAGGTAAAATGAATTCTCAGCAAATGGGTTGTTGAGAAGTAACATGAGATGTTAATACAGGTGGGTAGTGACATTCCTACCTGTTAAACATAGGAAACTAGAATGGCAGATAATGTAAACCATCCTAAACATTACACACAGGGTAAGATTGAAGTGATTGATTTTATCCTAGACCAAAAGATGGGCTACCTTGAATCTAATATCCTAAAGTATATTTGCAGATACAAATACAAGAATGGGTTAGAAGATTTAAAGAAGGCTCAATGGTACATCAATAAATTAATACAGGAGACTGAGAATGAAAGACAAGATAATTGAAATATATGATGATAATAAAGACACAATTAAGTGTGTGGTATTTATATCAATAATAGCTATATTTTGGGATATTGTGCTATAATTAGTTATATTTCTCCGAATATAGGGAGCTAGAATACCCCATTTTAGCTCCTTTTTTAATGTCTAGGGTACTTTGGTATCACTCAAAATTTAAAACCGATTACAGGGATTCTGTGCAGGAAAATGTGATTCCATACAAAGATACGTTGTTAGCATTCCAACCTAATTCGTTTGCATCCATTCTCATGACTGCTTTGGTATCAGAATAGGTGACAACATCATCA